GGTGACAACCCGGCAGACCATCTGAAGGGGCGTTTCACTGATTTCATGCGTGAGGATATCAATAGGCGGGCGTGGTCGATCTACTACATGAAGAAGAAGGAGATCGCAGATGGCGATTGATGCAGGCTCGATATATAGCAGCGTACGGGTAAAGCTTGACCAGCTCAAGGGCGACGTGAAGAGCGTTGAGACGCTTCTTGACCAGATAGGGCACTCGAGCCAAACAAATGCGGACAAGAGCGAGCAGGCTTTCACCTCGAGTTTCAACGCGACCAAGCTCGCAGGTGTTGCCGCATTTGCGGCAATTACCGTTGCCATGAAGCAATCAATCAAAGTCGCAGGCGATTACGAGCAGAGCATTGCCAACGTGCAGTCAGTCGTTATGGGAACCGATGAAGTGTTCCAACAACTCAGCGAAGCGGCCAAGGAAGCAGGCGAGACAACCAGGTTCACCGCAAGCCAAGCGGCTGATGCATTGTATGACCTTGCATCGGGAGGTATGAGCGCAGAAGAGAGTATAGCGTCGCTCAATGGCGTGCTCATGCTCGCTGGTGCTACCCAATCAAGCCTCAGTGAAGCGGCACAAATCACGGTAGCAACGCTCAACCAGTATAACCTTGCTGCTGAAGAATCAACAAGAATTTCTAACGTGTTCGCGGCCTCTATTGCCAACAGTATGGCTAACATGGACAAGCTTACCGCAGGCATGCGCCAAGTTGGCCCTGTAGCCTCTGCAATGGGTTTGAGCCTTGAGGAGACTGTCGGCGCATTGTCGGCATTGTATGATGCAGGCTTCCAAGGGGAGCAGGCAGGTACTGCCTTGCGTGCAATATTGGCAAGCGTAGCAAGTGAAGCCGACCCGACCACGAAGAAGCTGCTGGAAATGGGCCTCACGTTTGATCAGATAAATCCGGCCGCAAATAGATTTGCAGATGTCATAGGCAATATCGCTGATGCCGGCTTGACCGCTGGTGACGTCATGAACGCGTTCGGCACTCGTGCCGGTGCTCAGATGCTCGCATTGCTCAATCAAGGCAAGAAGGGCCTTGAGGAATATGAGCGGGCGGTGACAGGGACTTCTACTGCGAGCGAGATGTACGCAATCCAGAATGACACGCTGGCAGGAAGCTTGGACAGACTCAAAAGTGCGGCTGAGTCAGCACAGATTGAATTTGTTGAAGAGTTCACGCCCATCATGCGCGCGTTCTTGGAAATCCTCACAGATATCACCATCAAGGTTGCTGATCTCCCAGGGCCTCTGAAGGTATTCTTTGGTGTTTTGCTTGCTGGCGTTCCTGTTACCATGGCTTTGACCAAGGGTGTGGTTGCACTCAAGGCCGCTATGCTTGGTGTGAGCGGACCCATTGGCTGGGCTGTCGCCGCAGTTGCCGCGGCCGCCGCTGGATTCTCAGCACTCAAAACAAAACTTGACGAAATAGAGACCGAGAAAACAAATCGCGATTTCGGAGAGCTTGCCGAGACGATGGGCATTACAGCGGAAAAGCTCAAGGAGCTGACCGAGGAAGCAGAGAACTTCGGGCTTGAACTTACTGAGTTTGATAACTTGGTGAATGTGCTAGGGCTGAGCAACGACCAGCTGGAGTTACTTCAGTTCATGCTCCATCAAGCGGCAATGAGCGGAGGCCATGTAACCGAGTATATCGGACGCTGGGCCGAAGTCTTGGGCATCAGCGCCGAGGCTTTGATGCGCGTGCTTGTTGCATCTGATATGGTCAATGAGGCTGACAAGGCATATATCAACACGTTGCTTGGCACTATTGATATGGAGAAGAAGCGCAATGGGGAGCGCGAACAAGCGGCCAAGACTGAGCAAGAACTGTTGCTAGAAGAGAAGCGCGCCCTTGCGTCACGCAACGCTGAGCGCCTTGCAGGGCTCAAGAAGGAGGGACAGGCACAGCAGGCTTTGTTCGATGTATATGATGCCACGCTTGCAGAAATCGATAGGAAGCAGAAACTTGGCGTGCTGACCGAAAAAGAAGCGCTTGATGAGAAAAAGAAGGCATCCGACAAGCTGATCAAATCACTGCTTGAGCAGGAAACCCAATATCTGAACAACGACAAGGCAATTATGGAAGCGGTCGCTACAGGCAAGGAGTATGAGCAGGCGGCTAAGGATCAGGAAGCCGCAGAGAAGGCCGCAGAGAAGGCGGCTGAGGACAGGGCCAAGGCTCTCGAGGAACTCAACAACCTGGCAAAGCAGAACCGCGAGGCTCTCGAGGAGCTTGGGAAAACTGAATCAGAGGTTGCGAAGATTCAGAAGCAACGGCAGCTCGATATCATTGATGCAACAAAGGCTGAGACTGAAGAAGAGATAGCGGCAAGGGATGCCGCACGCGCCGCGGTTGTAGCATATTACGATGCATACATCGCATTGCTCGAAGCCAAGGAAAAGAAAACAAAAGATGACTTGGATGCCAAGAAGCTTGAGGAATATCAGAACAAGCTTGCTGAAGTCGGTAAGTCAGAACTGGAACTTCTTGAAGTTCAGAGAAAACGTGCCATCGAAGGAGCCAATGGAAATAAGGAACTCGAGGATTCAATCAACGCATATTACGATGCGCTCAAGGAAACCACCGCTGAGGACGCTGCTATTGCAAAGACTAAGAAGATGGCCCAGGATATCAAGGGAATCTGGGACAATCTTTCTGGCAGTCTTGCTTCTTTGTTCAGCGCAATATATGACGACAAGTTGGACGCACTCGATGCGCAGCTCAAGGCAGAGCTTGAGGCCGCTGGGCTACAGGACAAGACGGCACGCGAGCAAGCCGAGGAAGAGCTGGCAACTGCACGCAAGCAGAACGAGGAAGAAATCGCGCTGATCCAGAAGCGCCTTGATGCGGCTACCGCGGCAGGAGACGAGCAGTCGGCAATGCTTCTTCAGCAACAAATTAATGAGGCGAACGCAAAGAATGCAGAAGTCGAGCGCGAGAAGCAGGCGGCGATAGACAAAGCCAAGATTGAAGAGGACTACGAGAAGCGAAGGGCCAAAATACAGTTTGATGCGGCCATGGTCTCGTGGAAGATTCAGATGGCGCAAGCGGTTGCTGATGCGGCCATGCTTGCGCTGAATGGCTTCCTTACCAAGCCGTTCATTCCTGCAGGCTTGATTGCAGGTGGTGTGGCAACCGCCCAGGGTGCGTTGCAGATCGCATCTGTCAAGATGGCAAAGCCTAAGTTGGCAACAGGTGGTATCGTATTGCCGCAGGCAGGCGGGCGCGATGTGACGCTTGCAGAGAATGGATATCCTGAGATGGCATTGAACTCGGGTCCAAGCGGCCAAGAGCTTATGGGCATATTTGCACAACAGATCGTGGACAAGATGAAGGGAACAGGGAAACAGAGCCTCACGATTAACGTGCAGGTAGATAGGAAAACATTGTCAACGCTCGTCGTAGATGATATAAATAATGGAAGGGTGAGGCTTGAAAGATGAGAATACTTTTTGACAACGTGCTGGATGTGGCAACATTAACAAGTCTCAATGCAGAAGATGCATATCCGGTGCGCAATTTGATATCGCCTTTTTTAAGGCAGATATACCAAGCAAGCATTGCGACGGACACAATAACCATAGCATTGACAGAGGATGTTGATATTGATGCCATATTCTGGGGCTTCACGAACATGCGACAGATGAACGTGAGCATGTATGATGCGTCAGATGCATTGCTTGAGTTGATCTACATCGAGCACGAGCGTGTAGGCTACTACTACGGCTATTCGGATATCTATCTCTACGGTTATGATCCTGACAAGTATTACGGCTATTTCTCGAGAGAGAACGAGCAATATTTTGACCCAAGCTCGTGGATATTACCTAGCGTGATAAGTGGAGTTAGGAAAATCGTGATTGAATTAGCAACCGATGAAGCAAAGCTCTACATGGGCGGCATGGGCATAGGCTTGGCATATAAGATGCCGAACCCCGACGAGCAATTCACCGAGGGCTGGATTGACAATAGCGTGGTATCAAGAAGCCAGGCAGGGCAGACGCTACGCGATTACGTGGTACCGTTAAGAAGCTATAGTTTCCAGTTCAGCACTACAGACAGGGAAAAAATGAACGAGTTACGCAGCATATACAAGAACTGCGGAATCGGAGCAAAGCTCTGGCTTGATGGAACGGAACGCAATCACGAGTTCATACCGCCCTTGTATGGAGTGCTGGATGAATGGACTGAGAACAACAAGAGCGGCAAGCAATACCGATTTGGAATCACGATAACGGAGGCGAGATAAATGGCAATTGTAAAAGTAGGAACTTACAGAAATCCACCGGTTGATATAACCGACTACGAGGCGATTGTATCACATCTTGAGGCATACACGCGGCAGGTCGGCAACCAAGGGATGACACTGACTGAGTGGACAAATACAACAAATGCACCGAAGATCGCCATGGGATCATATATCAGTCACGGTGGGGTGCTGTATGTGGTGGAGGATGAGGATTATGCACTACCGGCACTGAGCAGTGACGGAACGTATTATATAAGGGTTGCTGTAAGCGGAGAGACGTTGGCGCTTGATTACATCACCGATTTGACTGGGTATGTATGGAACGCGATATACAATGGGCTGTACCATCCGGATGGTAAACAGGTGTTGCCGTATCAGGTTGTTAAGAGTGGTGCATTGGTGGAGAAGTACAAGATCACGAACCTGATGCAGGGGGGTGGGTTTAGTAGAGTTAGGTATGACGGGGTGTTGAAGTGCGAGAGCTTGGAGGTTGCTGGTGCAATCAGTGGGGCAACAGTTAATACTGGTCAAGGGGCGAATGAGTTGTATCCAATGAACCAAGCAGTACGTACAACCGATAATGTGAGCTTTGCAAATATCAACCCGCCGGTGGATAATTCTGACATCTCTCCACCGCCTATAGGAAAGGGTGGTTTTACGTATGCTGTTGGTAGTGGTCAGGATGGGGTAACTTTACCTAGTGGCGGAACGTATGTAGTGGTAGCGCTTTTTATAGGTTATGGTTATGGGAGTATAGCTAGACTTTCTGGTGGAACATCTAAGGTTTTTCTTGATGGGCCTGGAGACGTTGGTTATCTAATAATGAGGATAGCATGATGGGATACTTTATAAAAAGAAATGATAATGATTTTGTAATCAACATCGACCTTACTCAGTACGGCAGTGGCTACAATGTAGTCCCTAAAACCCTTGACCCATGGAACGCTTACGACATTGCCGAGGTGCAAACCTATGCGCAGGAGCATCCGGAGATGGAAGTTATTTGGGACGGTGAGAAGTACATCCCTAAAGAGGCATAATGTTTTCAATAGCCGAGATCGCCAAGACATTCATAACAGTTGGTATGGCCCACAGGGTGGCTACACAAAGCTTGAAGTTCAAATAGGAGACATGGCACATGTTAGTATTTGAATACACCAAATTTGAGGTTCAATTATGACCATTCTTGAGATCGTACGCTATTTTAACCTCAATGAGTTCACGCCTTACAATCCGTTCGTTTATATGTCGTACCCGGCTCTCAGATCAACTGCATCTTGGTGGACCGACACATTCGGAGCATTGGGCGACGACTCAACATTGCGTATGAACATATCGGCACTCGTGCAGAAACCAAGCGCACAATATACACTTGCCAACACCTTGGCAGACTGCTTTGCACAGCCGCTCTCGTTCTTCTGGGATTCTTCCCAACAGATACTCTACATTCACGTGTCGCAAAATATCATACCTTCCGTCGATTCATTTCTCTCTGGCGTAACATCAGGTTTTACAGACCGCGGTGTTGCGTACATCGACGACCTTCTGTACAAGCCGTTGCTCAAATCCATCCCCTCACTTGCACAGCAGGCTGACCTCCAAGAATATGATCAGATGGCGTTCATTTCTGGATCTGCATTGCTCACAAACCAAGATGGGCAGTTCGATGAAATCATAGACGATGCGATACACGGCAATGATGTGTTCATCTATGACTTGGAAGCGAAGCGCAACACGTTCCGCTACACAAGGTCAGAGCTTCTTGCGCTTGCCTCTCTCTATGTTGAGAACTACCGCTTCACGCTCTCTGAGTTCGAGCTTATGATTCAGGACAAGAGAAAAGCCGCAAACACCGACCTGCTTTCCGTTGATGCTGATGGAAATCCAATACCATTATTGTATGGTCAGATTCGTGGCGCGAAGGCGCAAGTTGCAGACGATTCTGGCATACCCGTCGTATATAAGCTGGCACCTCATATGACGAGTTTTGGAACAATCCAGTGCAAGGGCGACTATGGATGGTCGACCGTCGCCCCGATATCGTCAGATTTGAGTGCCGGCACATTCACTATAAGTGCAACCTACGCACGCTCCCCAGGCAACGGATTAGGTGAGGACACAGGCTCAGTGCTCGAGTGCCGATTGCTTAACCCTGTGGGTATCGCAAACGCATCAGCAGCAGACGTTATCAAGGACATGAACCAGCGGATTTTAGGTATCGAGTACACATCAAGCAACTACGATCAGGACAACTGGGTTATTGCCGACACCTTGCTTGCACCTATAGGGGTTCTCTTCAAGTCGCAAATCAAACTCTATGATGCAATAGCGCAAATACAGAACGCGTGCAATCTTGGGTTCAGATATGACATATCGCCTACAGGAAAGCGCAGGATCATATTCGATGATTGGACCATTGATCCAATCCATCATGTCACATGGAACGACATCAAGGACAACCTCACGCTCAGTGTCGTGTCCGACAGCACCCTGCTTGCCGCTACTACGATTGCGCGTTACAGCAAGGATTATACCGACGAATCGTGGCTCGCGTATACTGACGACAGCAAGCGCGCGCAGGTTGAATCGGACTACAGGCAGACCCCTACGTTGACCATCGACACGTTCCTAGTCGACGAGGCTGATGCACAACAACGCGCCTTGTTCGCCTCTTCACGTTTCAGCAAGGTGCTTGCAACTGCGGATATAACGCTCAATGGCAGACAATGGTACGCGCTTCAAATCTATGATATAATCACGATTGAGCTTGAGCTTGAGAGCCGCAGGTACTTCGGAACATGGAAAGCACAGGTTATAGCAGTCGACCCGCAGTTCGGTAGCCTAGAGACAAAGATCAGCGCTGTTTTGATAGAGAGGGTTGTATGATTAAATGTGTAGTGACAGAGAGGAAGATATGCGCCAAGGTTTCCATGAAAAAAGTAAAGGCAGTCGTGCATGAGCGGCATATCTTCACTGCTCAGTTTTACTACGGGTTCGGGACAAGCTACTACGGATATGGCGATAGCGGAATCTACGGATACAATGTACCGACGACAAAAGAAGGGAGACTGAAAATCAATGTTAGATGATATATACGTAAAAAGTACAAAGGCATTCAGCGTGGCGATCACTGTAGATGATGTTTCGCCTGTATTGAGCGGAATCGATGTCGTGCGGCTGATCGTGAAGAAAAGTATGTCCGATCTTGACGAGGATGCAATCATCTTAAAGACAGGAGTCAACAAAGAAGGAGGTATCGTCGACTTCGAGCTGACGCCTCAAGATACTGATGTGCCTCCAAGAAAATTGTGTTATTATGAGCTTGAGTGGAAGTCTGGTAATAAGGTCGAGCCGCTTGAGATTGGAACGCTGTCGATACTCGACAAAGTGTTCGACTAGGAGAAAAGTATGATAGAAGCACCAAAGAGATTTAACGAGAACCCTGAGAAGGCGACCGAGATAAAGAAGAACGGCACAGAGCACTTCGGACTCGACCAGGACGGCGTTGCAAAAACGATTGCAGCCGAGTTGTTGCTGACAAAAGAGAACGTCGGTCTTGGAAAGGTCGTCAACAAGACAGAGGCGGAATTGGTCGCATCCGGGGCGATTGCCGATGCTCTTGCGTTGAAGTTTGATAAGTCGAGCCTTGCAGACAACTACGACGGCGGAACAACCAAAGCTCTGAGTGCGGAGAAAGGAAAGGATCTGAATGCCCGGGTATCAGTTCTCGAAGGCGATGACGAGACAGAAGGCTCAGTAGCTAAGACGGTCAAAGATGCTGTTGAGCCGATTGATGCACGTCTCACAGGATTGGACACACTCACATACGAGGGGATTACATACATGGTAAGCAGAAAAATTGAGAACGGTCACTTGGTGACTACATACACGGAGGTGGCATAATGGCTATAGATATAATTCACCCCAATAAAGAGCAAATGGGACAGATGGTAGGAGTGCAAGCAGATGTTTTTGACATGACTGCCACTCCTGTAATGACGACACAAACAATCACCAGCACAAAAGCGATGTTGCCAGCAAGCCCAAAATCTGGTCGCAAGATGATGTTTGTAACCAATACGGACGAGTTGCGTACCGTTCGGATTGGGTCTAATGGAATATCAGAAAAAGTAGGGATGCTGGTTGAACCAAAACATACTATAAAGGTGATTTTTGATACATCATCACCACAAGAGGTGTGGGCTATAGCAACAGGCGCAGAAGTAAAAGTGGAGGTAATCGAGGCATGACACACACCATAACTAACATCGAGGCCAACAAGTGGCTGGTATCCGTCTCATTCGTAGACGAAGGGGTGCAACAGGCCACCAGCAACACGGTAATCGGAACGGAGGAGCAGGCTCATGCTTACGCCCCCACCCTTGCACGGGACTTCCGAGAGAATCACGCAGATTTGTTCCCTCTTCCTGTGGTTGAGGAACATGAGCATATGGAGGAAATGCAATGAAATATACAAGCGGGCAATACACATCCAAACAACTCATGGACAACATCTTCGAGGTTGAGGATGCTCTTACCAAAAAAGCACTTGAAGGCACTGCCCTTGCCATCGATGACGAGACATTGCAGGCCGACTTCAAGGCCCGCATTGAGGACCTGTCGCTCGGGCGGAATACTGTCATTTTCGATGCAAACAACAAGCCGTCCGTGTACACGATATACAAGCCGGATGAGAAAGCACGGTTGGATTATCTAAATAATGGTGGTACTCACTTCACTAAAAGTGATGGTCTGCATCCTGCATTCATCGTGAATGGCAATGTCGTGGAGATTCTTATCGGAAAGTATCTCGCAGGACGTGTCGGAGGGACGAATCACGCAGTATCACTAAGAGGTCTCGATCCCGCAAACACCATCAATTTTGATTCATCACTTTCCTTGTGTGCAGCAAAGGGTGCAGGGCATCACCTCATGACGCAGGCTGAATGGGCATATCTTTCTCTGCTCGCAATCCGTGAAGGATACCAGCCGAGAGGAAATGACTACTATGGCAAGAGCTATCAGGATGCCACAGAGAAAGCTATTGCATCACATCACTACAATTCAAGTGGTACAAACTATACAGGACGTACAAGAACCGGAAGTGGACCCGTAGGATGGCATCTAGACGGTACTCCATTCTCCCCTGCTGACCTCAGAGGGAATGTGCGTGAGTGGAACGGAGGATACCGTATCAACGAAGGCGAATTGCAAGTAATCCAGGACAACAATGCCGCTGACAACACCAAGGACCAGAGTGTATCCTCTGTTCTCTGGAAGGCTATCTTGCAAGATGGGTCTTTGGTAGCACCTGCTACCGCAGACACGTACAAGTGGGATTATGTAAGCACAGCTCCTGCAGAAGGTACAGCACCATTCCTGTTGAATATTGCAATAGACAATCCTCCTGCAGATGCGACTCCGTACGGTGCTCAGGCGTTCTCGGCGCTTGCGGCAAAGGCTGGAGTGACTGTTCACGATATTCTTCGTGTGCTAGGCATCATGCCTCCTCTTGCCAACTCGCCGCTTGGGACACAGTACATGCGTAATGTAGGCGAACGGTTCGGCTACGCCGGTGGCCTCTGGGTCAACACGTCGAGCGCGGGCCTCGGGTCTCGCTACGCGGTCTACGAGCGCTCGGACGCGAGCAGCAGCGTCGGGTTCCGCCCCGCTTTTTATCGGGAACTGACCAACTGATTACTGGAGACTGGAATATGGGTAACACACTGATTGCTTACCAAAAGTGGGAGGATATGGCCGAGTACATCCTCAAGTGTGTAGTGACACAGCTCCCAAAGAGCGAACGCTACGCACTTGGGGAACAAATCCGAAGGCTTACGGTGGGCATCGGTGTGCATATCGCAAGGGCTGTGGCCATACGGCATGTCGGGATGAGGAAGAAGGAGGTGGAGGAAGCTGACTGCGACCTGTGCGCCTTGAAGGTCCTAATCCGGCTTGCCGACAGGCTGCATTACATCGACAAGCAGAAGTTCGGACAGTGTGCAATGTACACTGCCGAGCTTGGGAAAATCATTGGAGGGTGGACCAAATCGTTATCCACCCAAGGGCAGTGATTGCAACATGATGACGGCTACGCCGGTGGCAACTGGAACAACACG